CTTGGTGCGATTTTTGCGATATGTGGGAGCGCCAATTATGTGATGCAAACTATGACCCTGATGATGTGGAATCTTGGAACAATTCTGATTATGACGGAATCATGAATTATTCTTTCAAGCCTGCTCGCCCTAATTTTTTTATGGGTTCTGTTGATTCTGATGATTCTAGGCTGTTTTATGGCATGGAATTAGAGGTTGAATCAATGGATAATTCAATGAGTGATGGCATGAATATAGTGAAGGAATCACTTGGCGAATTTGTTTATTTTAAGGCTGATGGTTCACTTGATAGGGGCTATGAATTAGTGACTTTCCCTTTTACTTTTAACTACTATTCAGAAGCGATTGATTTTAAGTTTTTGAGTGGGTTGCAAGAATTGGGTTATCGTTCTTGGTCTGCTGGAACTTGTGGGCTTCATGTTCATATTTCGCGTACCGGATTTGCTTCCTCTGGTCATATTTGGAAATTTGCACAACTGATTTTAAGCAATCAGCGTGCATGGTCTAAGTTGGCTGGACGCGATTCAAGTCGTTGGGCATCTTTTGACCCTGAACAAAATGGAATTATGAAAGTGCTGAAAGGTGAAAAATTTCCGGAGCGATATTGTGCCGTTAATTTGAGTAATGCCGACACAATAGAGGTTAGGATTTTTAGGGGCTCGCTTAATGAGAGGCGCGTTCGTTCTGCCATTGAATCTGTTGATTGTGCGATTCAATACTCCAGAACTTTAAGCGTTCACGACATTAATCAGGGCGCATTGAAGTTTGGCAGATTTGCTGATTGGGTCAATGAGAATCGCACCGATTGTGCTTCTTTCATAGATTTAATGTGTGAATATGGTTTGATTCCACAGCTTAAGACAAAAGCTTCTGATGCTGAATCTGGAATCCAAAGCTCATTTCGTACTGATTTGCAAGATGTGAACAACTCTCAGCGATCTCTTTCCGTACTAACTGACAATGTGGATGTCCCACAATGTCCGAATTCCGATCTACATGCAGAACTGGAGAACTAAGAATATGTGTCTATTAATGGTTGCAAGTCCTAACTACACTCCGACCCGTAAGGAATTGATGTGTGCCTGCACCAATAACCCTGATGGATTTGGGTATGCAATACATGTCGGGGATAGAATCCTGACAGGTAAGGGATTGAACGCTGAAAGTGTGGTGTCCAAGTTCCTGAAAGTTCGCGCACAATATCCGGATGCTTGGGCAATGTTTCATGCTCGCTGGGCAACTCATGGTTCAGTATGTACAACTAACTCCCATCCCTACGAGGTTGGAGGTCGTCAAGATTTGATTTTGGCGCATAATGGGGTCTTGGGTGTTGAGATTCCTGCAGGGGATGACCGAAGCGATACTTTGGTTTTTGCTGAAGATTGGCTTCCTAACTTCTTGGAATTGTTGGATGATGAATCTGGATTTGGTGAACTGGAAGAATTGGTATCTGGTTCTAAGATTTGCATTTTTTCAACTGCTCCTGAATTGCAGAATCAGGTCTATATTCTCAATGAGGATTTGGGTCATTGGGTCGGTGGGCTTTGGTGGTCAAATTATTCTTATCAGGTGAAGGATTCTTGGATGTTTGGGACTAAGAATTACTATTCATCCAATTGGGACTATGTGAAAGATGACGACTATCAAACTGATTTTTGTTTTAATTGTGAGATGTACGAGCCTCATCCATTGGTGGATTTTGTTTGTGCAACCTGTGGTTCATGTTTGGACTGCTTGACTGATTTGGATGATTGCCTTTGCTATCGTGTTCTTCAGTTTGTTTATCTAGTAAGTAGTCCGATATGTGGCGCGTTCCGATTGGGGCGCGCTTCATGCTTTTAGGGGTCATACGATAGTCAGCGTTCCCGTTCCTATAACTTAGGCGTTCTATACAAATAATTGCGCGTTCTGCGTAAATTTGGAACCCTTTCTTTTAATAAATGAGTGTGCGAAGCACACGATTAGATGGGTTGGCACACCCACAACCAAGTCCTAATAGGAGGGTAAGGCATTGACCCGGGGTTATTAAACCGGAGTAACTTATAGTCAATAGTCTCTACCAACATATTTTTTCTAAACCTGGGGGGTGTGTTTTCGCAGGTCAAACATGGTGTGCAAGAAATCTATAACTTGCAGCCTTATATATAGTAGAGGGGCTTTTAAAAGCCCCGCCCCTCTACCGGCTTGAGGGCTTCCAGCCCGAAAGCTCTTCGCTTCGCTTGGGGCTACGCTCAGAGCGACGAGTATAAACGAGGTCGCTCACTCATTAACTTCGGTTCGCTCCCGGTACCTAGGTTTTATAAATTTTTTTACCGGTATATACCTAGTCACGGGCCAGAGGAGTATCTACATTGAAACCGGTTAAACCTACAGATTCTTTGCACCTTCGGTTGAAACCTGGTGCCAAACTTAATGCCAGTGATGCTAAGTCCAGGCTCCTAGAATTGATTCAGGCTGGTTTCTCTGTTGAGGATGCTTGCCACGCTGTTGGTAAGTCTAGTAAAACTTTTTATTATTACACCGAGTCTGATCCTGATTTTAAGAAACAGGTTCAGCTGGTTAGGGCCTTGAAGGCCCGAGGTGGTCATATCTCTGACGAAGATAAGGCTATGACGTTTAGGGACTTTCGTAAAGAGTTCATGAAGTCTGAGACTTTTGCTCACCAACAAAATATTATTGATTTGATTGAAAACCAGGCTCCGTCTTGGGTGCATCCTTCTATGATGTATGAGAAGGGTACTGACCAGTATGTTTTGGTGAATATGCCACCGGAGCATGCTAAGTCTATGACGGTGTCTATTGACTACATCACCTATAGGATTTGTGTTGATCCGGCTGTTCGTATTAAGGTTGTGTCTAAGACACAGACGATGGCTAAAGAGTTTTTGTATGCTGTTAAGCAAAGACTTACTTCCCCGTTTTATATAGACCTACAACGTAGGTTTGCCCCGGCTGATGGCTTTAAGGCTACTGCTGATAAGTGGACGCAAGACGCAATTTATATTGAACGCGAATCCGGCGAAAAAGATCCTACCCTTCAAGCTTTGGGTATTGGTGGTCAAATCTACGGTGCCCGTGCTGACTTAATTATTCTTGATGACTGTGTGACTTTGTCTAATGCTGGTGAGTACGATAAACAGATTAGATGGATTCAGCAAGAAGTCTTGACACGTATTGGTCCTACTGGTAAACTTCTTATTGTTGGTACCCGTGTTGATCCAATTGACATGTACCGAGAATTGCGTAATCCTGATCGTTATCCGGAAGCTAATAGTCCTTGGACGTATTTGGCTATGCCGGCTGTTTTGGAGTTTGATGAGAAACCTGAGAATTGGATTACTCTTTGGCCTCATTCTGATAGGCCTTGGCCTGGGGATCCTGTGGATCCTGATGAGAGTGGTTTCTTCCCTAGATGGGATGGAACTAGACTAAAGCAACGCCGTAGCGTTTTGGATGCTAAAACGTGGGCTATGGTTTACCAACAGCAAGATGTTGAATCTGAGTCTGTGTTTGCACCAGAACTGGTTCGTGCTGCTGCTAATGGTATGCGTGGTTGTGGTCCTCTTGTTGCAGGCGCTCCTGGCTATCCTGCTGACGTTACAGGCTTCTACACCGTTTGTGCTATGGACCCTGCTATGTCTGGTGATACTTTCACTGTGGCCATTACTGGTGACAGAAGTACTAAGAAGCGTTATCTTTTAGATGCTTCCCGTATGCCTGCACCAACACCTCAACGTATTCGTGAAATAATTTTTACTTGGACTGAAAAATATAAACCAGCTGTTTGGGTTATTGAAAAAAATGCTTTTCAATTATTCTTAACACAGGATGAAGAGATTAATGCTTTCTTACAATCACGGGGCATCAGGCTTGTCCAACACTACACGGGTTCTAACAAGATGGACCTTGAATATGGTGTGGCTTCTCTTAATACTCTTTTTGGTACCTTTGGTCCTGATGGTAAACCTGCTAAGAATAATCTTATTGAGTTCCCTCGCGCCGAGTCAGAGGGCGTTAAAGCTCTTATTGAACAACTGATCACTTGGTCTCCTGGTACTAAAAATAAACAGGACGGCCCTATGGCTTTGTGGTTCGCTGAAACCCAATTAAGGGATTATGTAAATCAGCAAGGTAGTTATGGCAAAACTTGGGTTCGTAACCCTTTTGCTACACCAATTGATTTGGCTAAACGCCAAGTGGTGGATTTAGAAGAATATGCAAGGAAACAACGATTAGCCAATGCTGGCTGGTATTAATATTAAATTAGGAGTCTAGTGGCACGCAAGATTGAAGATATTGCTAACGCCTATCAACAACTGAAACAACGTTACGCAAATCGTGACGCTCGTTGGGGTGACGTACTTGAGGTACGTAAAGGAAACATAAACCAAGTATTTCCTGGTTTGTTTCCAGCAGAATACCCTAAGCCAATGGTGGCTAACTTTATTGACGTTGCTGCACGCGACATTGCTGAAGTAATCGCACCACTGCCTGCTATTAACTGTTCAGCAACTAATGCTGTATCAGATAGAGCACGTACCCGTGCCGACAAGCGTACAATGATTGCAGCCGGCTATAGAGACACTTCACGCCTACAGGTTGAAATGTTTACCGGTGCTGACCGTTATGTTACTTTTGGTGCCCTACCTTTTATTGTTGAATCTGATTACGAAAATAAAACTCCTCGTATTCGTATTGACAATCCTATTAACTCTTACCCTGAGTTTGACCGTTTTGGTCGTTTACTTTCTTACACAAAACTTTACATTAAAGCTGCACAAGATCTAGTTAACGATTTTCCAGAATACGAATCTGTAATCCTTGGTAAGTTTGAACAACGTGGTTCTATGCGCCCTGTACAACTTGTGCGCTATATGGACAAAGATGAAACAGTTCTTTTTCTACCAGAACGTGCTAATTACATTTTACAACGCGCTAAGAATCCTCTTGGTAAACTTAATGTTATTTTTGCTGTTCGTCCAGGTGTTGACTCTGATGAGCAACAACGTGGACAGTTTGATGATGTTCTTTGGGTTCAAGTAGCCCGTGCCCGTTTTGCTACTTTACAACTTGAGGCGGCACAAAAATCTGTTCAGGCACCTTTTGCTTTGCCTGCAGATGTTAACGTCCTTGAAATGGGACCTGACGCAACTATACGTTCTGCATCTCCAGAAAAGATTAGACGTGTTGATTTAAATGTGCCTCCTGGATTATTTGCAGAATCACAAATTCTTGATCAAGAAATGCGTATGGGTTCACGTTACCCAGAAGGTAGACAAGGCGTAAGCCAAGGATCTATTGTTACTGGTCGTGGCGTTGAAGCCCTTATGGGTGGTTTTGATACACAAGTTAAAACTGCTCAATCAGTTCTTGCTGAAGCATTGAAAAAAGTATTTGAACTTTGCTTTGAAATGGACGAAAAACTTTTCGGTAATACCGAGAAGACGGTACGCGGCGTAGATGCTGGCGCACCGTATGAAATCACCTACACCCCCAACAAGGATATTGATGGGGATTACACGGTTGATATCACCTATGGACTGATGGCCGGATTAAACCCCAACCAGGCTTTGGTATTCGGACTCCAAGCGCGCGGAGACCAATTAATTTCTCGCGACTTCCTCCGCCGTCAGATGCCTTGGGAAATCAACGTTACACAAGAAGAACAAAAGATTGAAATTGAAAAACTGCGTGACTCTCTTGTTGCAGCAATAAGTGGATACGCGCAAGCTATCCCTTCACTTGCAACACAAGGACAAGATCCTGGTGAGATTCTTTCACGTATTGCAACAGTTATCGCTGGTAGACAAAAAGGTCAACCTATAGAGCAGGTAATCGCGGAAGCGTTTGCCCCTCAAGCGCCACCTTCTGCTGAGGTTGTACCACCTGGTATGGAACAACCCGTCCCCGGTTCCTCAGGTCAGGTTCCCTCTGGTGGTGCTTCAGGATTAAGTGCAATAACTGGTGGTCCACGTGGCGTGGTGCCAGGACAAGTGGGACAAGGTGGTCGTCCACCAATACAAAGTTTGCTCGCCGGACTTACCGGTGGTGGCAAGCCGACACTATCTTCTAGTGTCTCAAGAATGGTCCCTGCGGGCTAAGAAAAGGAAAAAAAATGAAGTCATTTAGTGGCGGAAAGAAGCCAGCAAACCAAGGGTCTGCTGGAAAAGCTTACGAACAACCAGTTAAAAAATCTGGTGTTCCAAGTATTGCAAAACCAGGTATGTCAAAGACAATGTTCTCTGCACAACCATCTGGTACACGTGGTGGCAAAGCACCAAAACGCGCTGGTAAGTAATAATTAAATTTAAGGACGTATAATAATGGCAAGAGGTGGAATGAGACCAACAGCACCGCAAAACAATCCTATGAATGTTTCTGCGCGTGGTGGTAATGGTCAAAGCGGTGACGCTACACAAGCAGCCAAATATGTCCCAGGTCTCCCTTATGGAGAAGGACAGGCTCTAATGCAAACGCAGCAAGCTTCTCCTTTGGCTGCGGCTCCGAGTATTGAACAATCAAGTATGCCTTCGGGCCTCGCATCAGCCGCAGCCTCACAATCAGTTGTACCAATGAATGCACCAACCTCAATGCCAAATATTCCAGTTACTGACGGGGCTGATTTTGGACCAGGCGTAGGTATGGATGCTTTAGGTTTAGGTAGTCGTGATCAAGCAATGGACGATGCTTACAGAGCACAAATTGCCGCTTATATGCCAGCTTTATTAACTATTGCAGCAAATCCTAATACATCAAACATGACACGTATGATTATTAGAAAACTCAGGGACCAAATTTGATTGATTTAAACGAGCGTTTGGGTTTTAGCGAACGAATAACAAGGCTCGGTAAAAATCTTGGTGGAGCAGTTCTATCCCCTGCTAAACTTGTGTGGGACGTTGCTACAGCTCCTCTTAATGATGCCGAAGAGTTTAATGGTATTTCTAATACTTTAAAAACATCTGTTGGCAATTTTGTTAAATCTGTTGGTCGCCCAATTGGTAATTTACTGTCAGACATTGATGCTATAAATAGAACCTTTATTCGCGAACCTTTAGGTACAGCTTCTTTAGCTATCTGGGAAATGCGTAATAATGATGTTGATTTTAGCGCAGCTTGGGAAAAGGCTTGGGAAGCAAGAAACGAAGTCTCACTTGGTCAATCACTTGCTGCTAACATTTTTAGTAATACCTTTACTCGTAGCGCTTTTGTTGATGAATCAAAAGGTGCTAACCTTTTTAATGAATTTGATATTTTTAACAAAGAAGAACGCGACAAAGTTTTTAAGCAATCAGCATTTGGTCGTATTGCTTCTGGTAGTTTTGATTTTACTGCACAACTTTTTGGTGACGTAACCCTTGTCGGTGGTAAAGTTGCTAAAGGTGTTCGTTTAGGCGAAGCAGGAATTAGTTCTCTTAAAAGATTTAAAACTCCAGAAGAATTACAAGTAGCAGTTTTTAGAGAAATTGATTTAGCTAAAGAAGCACAAGTTGCTTTACGTGATGGTGTTGAAGGTGTAGTTAATAAATACTCAACTCCTATTAAAAATTATCGTGATAATGGTATAGGATATGCATTATCAACAGATTTTGTTAAATCATCAGATGATCCAGGAACTCTTGGATATTTACTGGGTACAGCCAAAACAGATGATGAAGTAGCGTTTACTATGCGCGCTGCTCTTGGTGATAAAACAGCACTTACAGAATTACAAAAATTACGTCCTTCTAACGCTGCAGCTATGAATAAAATGTTTGGTAATCTTAGCGAAGCTGATAAAAACGTAATAGCTCCTTTATTTGATCCACAAACTGGTAGAATATTAGATATTAACGAAAATCCAAAAGCTTTATCAGAAGCAGGATTTGAATATGATGATCTTTACCAAAACAATGATTTCTTTAAAAAGTTTGTTGACACTTTTGAATCCCCATCTCAAAAAGGCGTTGGCACAACTGACAAAATGGTTACACGTACTTTTGGTACGTCAGAGCGTTATAAAAGATTTGAAGATTTTATAGCCAAAGGTAGAGTAACTAAACTTCTTGGTAATCCAAAACCCGGTTCTTCTACAGTAGAATTTTTTCAACCAACCCGTTGGAATCGCGCATACGCGCGCGTAACTTGGGCTGCAGGTGAGAGACCAGCATACATTGCTAACATAAATAGCCCTGATTCATATCAAGAAATACTTGCATCAGTTAATCGTGCTCGTAAAGTTATTGGTAATCAAAAAGTTGATGCCGCAGGTAAAATGATTTATGAAGGCTTTAGTGCAGATGATGCAAGTAGAATAATTAAAGAATATTCTGCTGCAACAACACCTGAACAACGTTCTATTGTTATTTTAAAACTTGAAGAAGAAGTTGTAAACAAAGTAGCACAAAAACATGGAATATCTTCAGAGCGTGCTAAAGAAATTTTTGATGGTAATACTCGCGCTAAACAATCAGCTTTAGCATCTTTTAAAGAACGTGGTTATGGTTTAGATAAAAACGGAGACCTTATCAAGGTTCCTATATATGAATCACAAACAGCAAACCATATGCCTATTATGGATTTTGATGTTCTTGATAGAACAATTCAAAACAATTTATCTGTTCTTAAAGGTCCTTTGACTCTTAAGGATAGCGTTGTTGATCTTGCTGATGTTATGCAAGATTTGTTTAAAGTCGGTGTTTTGCTTCGTCTTGGTTACACCACACGTAACGCTGTTGATTCACAACTTCGTATTATGGCTGCTTATGGCCCAATGATTGCTTTAAAGAACATACCTAAAGGTATAGGTAATTTCATTACTAACGCCTCAACTGTCCCTGGACGTTTAGTTGATAATATTAAAGTTTGGCGAGGTAAGGAAACAGTATCTTCTTATAGAAGTAGAATTGATGTTGAAGCTAGACAACTTGGTAAACAAATTGGTGAAATTGAATCTAATATCAAAGCACTAGATGACAAAATTGCTAAAGTTGAAGCAGGTCCAGTAATCCCAGAGTTTCAAGCTGAAGGATACACTGTTGATGAATCACTTATTATTAAATTTGGTAATGATCAATCTGTTCAAAAAGTAATTGATAAACAAAATGAAATATTTGTTAATAACCCTAGATTTTTAAAAGATGTTGATAAAGAATTTTATGATACTGTAGAATATCCAGTTTCTGATGAAATGAATGAAATCTTATCATACACCAGAAGTAAAGCTCAAGAAGGTGTACTTAAGAAAAAGGGTTTGTTTCCATTAAAGGTTATTCTTGATGGATTAGAAGGCAGAGGACCACTTGGGCAAGTTGGTGGACCAGAATACATTGAAGCAATTATTAAACGTGGTCGTGCAGACTATGTAGATAAAGTTGATGATTTTGGAATTAATACCCAAGGTGTTGTTCAAGCAGAATTAAGTCCTGGTGGTTTTGGTAAAGGCGAATGGGAACAAATATCAATTACTGATGGTAGAAGTAAAACTCGCTACGTTAAAGTTGATTGGTTTCCAAGCACTGCAAAAAAGAATGAATTTATTGAAGAAGCTAAAGAAAGATTTTATCGCGAATCCTACACTCCTGATGAATTAAGAGCAAGCCTTAAAGCTCAAGAAGAACAACACGCTGCTAAGTATTTACAAAACTGGGATCCTGATACTTCATTGTATTATGGTGAAAAACAAAACCTTACAACAGAACTTGAAAATCTTAGATTAAAATACAATAGTATTGTTGATGATATTGCAAAGATTGATGCACCAATCACAAAGAAAACTATTGGTCAAGAAGACATTATTATTCCAAGTCAATTTGGTGAAGCATATACTGCGCGTGGTTCTAGAGGTTTAGGTACAGAACTTAACGTAAGAGACGTTTCTAATGCCGGTACTTATGAATCACAGGTAACTGGTTATTCTTCAGCATTAATGAGAGATTTAGAATTTACTGGTCAAGCAACTATTACCCCTGACATGGTAAACTATTACGAAGAATTTGCAAGAGCTCATAATAACATATTAATGAATGACTCTACAACAAGGTATTTGTTAAGTAAATATAAGTTATCAAATGATTGGGACAAGGCCGCTAAACAAACAGAAAACTGGTTAAGAAATGCGCCAGAAGGTAAGGCTGCTGCTAAAAGACTTAGTCCTTTATCTGTTAATAAAGATGCACCTGTTTCTTTAGGTTTAGCTTCTGATGATATTGCTGAGTATATTCAGGTAATGGTTAATAATACTAAAAATCTTATTCCTGAAGGAACGTTTAAAGACGAACTTGTAGACAGAATTATTAAACGTAAAGTTTTTACACCAAATGAATTGCGTAAAATGTTTCCTGATACAAGTTCATTGTCACCAATAGTTGGTAGAAAACTTGAAGAAGATTACACTAGAAATATTGCTAAATCGTTTAACAAATGGATTAATCAAGCATTTAAAGTATTAGGCACAATACCTGAAGATAAATGGGCAAGACTTCCATTATACGATACCCTTTACAGAAATGATTTTACTCAAAGAGTAATGTTAAGTGAAGCTTTAAAAGGCGGAGCTTTAACTTCAGCTGAAATGGGCAGATTAATGAAAGCTGCTCACACCCAATCTGTACGCGAAGTTAATAAAATTCTTTACACAGTTATTCGCAAGAGTAATCTTGGTGGTTTAACCTTTATCCGTATGATTTCACCATTTTTTGGTGCTCAAGAAAACGCTATAAAAACTTGGGCACGCTTAGTTGGTCGTAATCCAGTAATCTTAAACAGAGCACAACTTATTTGGACAGCACCTAACCGTGCAGGGTTTGTTACAGACAGAGATGGCGAACCTATTGAGCAAGAAGCATTAAGCTCTGATGGAACAATTTGGTTAGAAGTACCGCAATCATTGCAAAAACTTCCTGGTCTTAACTCATTAAATCAAATGGGTATACCTAAGAGATCTTTAGATATCGTTTTCGGTGGTGGTTTTGAACTACCTGTTGGTCCTTATGTAGCAATTCCGGCTTCTACCATTGTTAAAAAGAAACCAGAACTTGAAGAATCATTAAAATGGGCTTTACCTTTTGGTCCTGAGCGCAATGCTGTGATGGCTATGATTCCTACTTGGATGAAACGTCAAATCGTTAAGACTCAAGGTCAAGATAGCCCAGAATTTGCTCGTATGTACCAACTAATTTGGACAACTGAGCAACATAAAGCACGCGAAAATGGCACACCATACAAAACTCCACAAGAGATTGAAAAAATGGTTAAAGCATTTTACAATATGCGTACTATTGCTAACTTAGTTCTTCCTTTCTCACCACGTTTTGATTCACCATACCGTATGCACATGGATATGTGGCGTGAATACCAAAGAAAATTTGGTAAAGATGCTGATGAAATGTTCTTAAAAGATCATGAAGAATTCTTTGATCTAGCAATTAGCCTTTCACAAAATGTTGGTGGAGTTCAAGCATCTGTTGATGCTGTTTCTGCTACTAAAGCTAATAAGGAACTTGTTTCAACACTTTATGCAACTGAACCATCATTAATTGGTTTGATAGTAAATAACCCTACAGGTTATGATTTTTCTCAAGCAGCTTACGAATGGCAATATGCTACACCAGTTACCCCTGGTTCTAAGCAAACATTTCGTGGTACTTCAGATCCTTTTGAGGTTCAAAGACGAAATGAAGCAACAAAGGGTTGGGTTAAATACAGACAGTTTATGTCTACCCAAGTTGAACCAGTTTTAATGGATCGTGGAATAAGCTCAATTCGTGATCGTAGGGCAAAAGATCTTGCAGCTATGCGTAATGATTTTATTACTAAACTTGGTACAGAAAATGTTGCTTGGCGTGATGACTGGTTGGATACTGACGGATCTAAAACTGGTCGTGTAATTCGTGGTCTTCAAGCAATTCTAAGTGATGAAAAGTTTATGCAAGTAAATGCAAATAATCCTACTTGGAAATCTGTTGCTTTGTATCTTCAATTAAGAGATCAAGTTGCTGATGAGTTATCACAACGTAGAGTTAAATCTTTAGGTGCTAAAGCTAATATAGGAATTGCTCAAGCATTTGATGCAGCAGTTGGACAATTAAAACAACAAGATATTGGATTTAGTGATCTTTATGATAGATTTTTATCTAATGATCTTGTTTACGACAAATTTACAGTGGGTGAATAATGGCTCAATATACTAGAGAAGAAATCGTTGGTATCTTGCGTGAAGCAGGTATACCAGAAAAAGATATTCCTATTATGGTTGCTATTGCTTTAGCAGAGTCTAGAGGCAATACTGATGCCATTGGTGACGAAAATCTTGTTAATGATAAATGGGATGAAAGCATTGGTTTATTTCAAATACGTAGTTTAAAAAACCCTAATGACCCAAGATTTAATAAAGCAGACAAACTAAGGATTAAAGATAAGTTATTTGATCCGGTTTACAATGCTAAAGTTGCTTACGAAATTAGCAAAAGAGGAAAGACTTGGAAAGACTGGACAACTTTTACCGAGGGAACCTACAAAGAATTTATGGATACCAGTCCTTCTCGTTCAAACATTAGACTAGCCGGTGGCGGCATAAAAGGAAGAAGTAAACCAATAGTTATGGCTGAAGAAACAGTAAATGTAACTGAAGAAAATAAAGATCAATTTTTAGTTCCAGCTGTGGTTGGACGAGGCGGTAGCGCACTTTTAATTCCTAAAGCAAAAAGAGAAGCTAATTCTAAACTAAGCAAAGAACGTAAAAAATTAGATGATTTAATTGAAGACTTTGAAAACATCACATCTACTGTAACTCAAGAGCAGATTGACAAACAAACAAAAAAAGTTGAAGCTGCAGAAGCAGAAGTAATTGCTGTTGAAGAAAAAATACAAGAAGTAACAGGTAGAAAAGAAAAAGAAGCAAGTAAAGAAAAAGATCTTTCTAGAACTGATACTCAAATTTCTCGTATTGAAGAACAACTTAATCAAATAAGATCTACCGGTAAAATGCCAGTTGTCCCTGGTCAAAGAGGACCTTCTTCTCCTGCAAAAAAAGGATACGTTCAAGATCTTGAAGATAAACTTAGCGATTTAAGAAGAGAAAAACAAAACTTACTAATTGACGCAGACGTTAAAGCTGTTGAAGATTTTGTACCCAAAACTCCTGCGTATGTAAATCCAAATCTAACAACTAATACTGATGGTTCCCCAAAACCAATAATTCCTAGAGGTATGGGTGAATCAGTTTATCTTGGTGATGTTGAAACATTTAAAGAGGTACCACTTCCTTCTCTTGGTCAGACAACTGAAACAAGAACAATGGCTGTTTCCGCTGGTACTAATGTGCCTCAAGATCTTGAAACACTTAAAAGAATGTGGTTCAATACTGATCCAAAAGCACAAGCTTTAGTTAAAAGATTTAAAGATCAATATGCTGCTAGAGGTTTAGTTGCAACTCAAAGAGACTGGGAATCAGCCTTAAATGACACAGCTGGTGTCAATATGGATAATCCTACTCAAACCCTTTGGCAAACTGTAGATAACATGATTTCCGGTGGTGCCGGTGGTACAGGAACTGGCCCTTCTGCTAAAGAACTTAAAAACAGAAAAGAAGCAATTAGGCTTATTGCAACCGAACTTGGTGTTGAACTTACTGATGGTCAAGTTAATTCACTTGGTTACGAATACGCAAATGGCAACATTGATGCAACAACTGTTAGATCACGCATTGCCTCAACTGGTAACATTAACTTTGCTACTGGTGAAGCCGCTAAAACTATTGATGCATTAAAAGCATCTGCTGCTGCTTATGGTGTATCTTATGACCCTTCTTGGTACAACCAATCAGCTAGAGATATTCTTACAGGTAAAGTTGACAACGATACTGTAACTCAACAACTTAAAGAATTAGCTAAATCACGTTATCCTTCATTGGTTAAGCAAATTGATTCAGGACTTACTGTTAGACAAGTTGCTTCACCATATTTTCAATCTATGGCTAACATTCTTGAAGTTAACCCTAATGATATTACTATGGAAGACCCTACAATTAAACAAGCATTTACTTCGCTTAATGTTGATGGTCAACCTTCAACTAAAGCTTTATGGCAATTTGAGCAAGAATTAAAACAAGATCCTCGTTGGAGATTTACTAAGAACGCTCAAACTGACCTTATGGGAACGGCTCGTAAAGTCCTTCAAGACTTTGGATTGGTATCTTAATGGCAAAGCCATCATCACCTTCTAAGACACAGCAAGCAGTTGCTGCTAATAAGGCTGCTCAACAAGCAAGAACTCAACGTGTTGCTGAGACTACTAAAAAACTTGAACAACTTAAAAAGCCAACTGAATCTACTACTAAACCTACTACTACTACATCTACAACTTCTACTGGCCGCCCTACTGGTCCTGCTATTGCAACTGTATCTAATGAAGAAGCAGCAAGACGTGCAGCGCAAGAAGTTGAAAATGCTCGTATTCAAACACAAAGAACTGATTGGGTTGAATACACAACTCAAATGTTTAATAACTATGGTCTCGGTACTCTTGCTCCTAAGATTACAGAATATGTTCAACAAGGTTTTAGTCCTGATACTGTAACTCTTAAACTTCAAGAAACACCGGAATATAAACAACGTTTTGCTGGTAATGAATCACGCAGAAAATCAGGATTGTCTGTTCTTTCACCTAAAGAATATCTTGCAACAGAAGATGCCTATCGTCAAATTATGAGATCAACTGGTTTACCTAAAGGTTTTTATGATTCACCGGATGATTTTAGTAAATTCATTGAATCAGATGTTTCCCCAACAGAACTTAAACAACGTGTTGATTTAGCACAAACTGCTATAGATAACGCTGATCCTTACTACACACGTACCCTTCAAGAAATGTACGGTCTATCTAACGGAGATATGATTGCTCAAGTTCTTGACCCACAACGTGCATTGCCATTTATTACTAAACAAGCACAAGCTGTTCAATTTGGTGCTGCTGCCGTTCGTCAAGGTTTACAAGTTGCAAAACCTGTTGCTGAACAATATGCAGGTATGGGCGTTACAGAGCAACAAGCAGAACAAGGTTTCCAAGCAGTTGCACAAATACTTCCAACAGCTGAAAGACTTGGTCAAATCTATGGACAAAATTATAATCAAGAACAAGCGTTATCTGAAGTCTTTGGTGGACCTATGAGTGCTGATGCAATTCAAAGACGTAGAAGACTTGTAGAAATGGAACAATCATCATTTGCTGGCCGTGCAGGTGTAGGTAGAAGTTCACTTGCACAAGGAACACAAGGCCAGATTTAAAAACCTGCTAAGCGCACCGGCACTTAGAAGCGTAACCGAAGACCGGTAGTAATAGCCATCACAGATTCCCCTGTTTGTGTATGTGGATTACGACAACTTAATGAAAGGGAGTGGCTGCAATGGCCAACCAATACGAATACGAAGACGAATACGAAGAGCAAGATAACGGCCCAGCCGAACTTCGCAAAGCACTAAAGAAAGCACAAAAAGAACGTGAAGCTATTGAAGCTGAACTTTCTCAACTGCGTTCCGATATGCGTTCTCGTTCCGTCAAAGATGTATTGGCCTCAAAAGGTGTATCAGATAAACTAGCGAAACTTATTCCTAGTGATGTGAACACACCTGAACAGATTGATGCTTGGTTAAGCGAATACAGTGATGTATTCGGTATTAAACAAGATGAGCCTGTTCAACCTGCCGTTGATGAAGAAACAATCAACGCTAATCAACGAATCAATAATGTTACTTCAACAGCACAAAACCCTTCAGGTGAGCAATCGCAACACCAAAAGGTTTTAGCTGCGAAAACAAAAGATGAACTTGATCAGCTGTTGTTTGGTCAATCACTCGGTAGATAAACGCAACTACTATCAACCTTGAAAGAAGGTGAACTAAATTGCCTACAGAAAATTATACTAGTACTAGCACCGCGTCCCTTGGAACTTCCTTGGTACAGACTGCTTATGACCGCTATGTAGAATTTGCTCTGCGTGCTATGCCACTTATCCGCGATGTTGCTGATAAGCGCCCTGCACAACAGGCTATGCCAGGTTCATCTGTCGTATTCCAGTTATACACTGATTTATCGGCAGTAACCGGCACTTTAACTGAAACTGTAGATCCAGATTCAGTAGCTTTAGGAAATACAAGCAACGTAACCGTAACTCTAAATGAATATGGAAACGCTGCAATCGCAACACGCAAATTAGAACTGTTCTCATTGTCTGATGTTGATCCAGCAATCGCTGACATCATCGCATTCAATATGGCAGATTCTATTGACAACTTTGCACAAACAGTGCTACGTCAAGGTTCAAACGTAATTTACTCAGGTGGTGGAACAACAACTACTGGTGTTACCGGTGGTTCTGTCATCACTTCAGCAAATATCCGTAGAGCTATTGCTAAATTGCGTGCAAACAAAGCTGTTCCACGTGTTGGTGAATTGTACTGGGTTGGAATACATCCAGAAGTTTCACACGACTTACGTGCAGAAACAGGCGCAGGCGGATGGCGCGAAGCACACGTTTACAACGAATCAGGTGCTGGCAATCTATGGCCAGGATCAATCGGTGTATACGAAGGTGCAATGTTCGTAGAATCACCACGTTTGTACAACGCTACAGACGGTGCTTCTGGAACTACACGCGTATTCCGTACACTAATTGCTGGTAAACAAGCACTTGCTGAAGCAGTTGCTGAAGAACCACACGTAGTTATCGGACCTGTTACCGATAAGTTAATGCGTTTCCGTCCAATCGGATGGTACGGCGTTCTTGGATTTGCTCGCTACCGCGAAGCATCCTTGTTCCGCATTGAGTCAACCTCAAGCATCAACAACGTCTAATTTAGGCGAAATTGTAGCCCCCATTGGAAACGGTGGGGGTTACACCTTTTAAGGAGAACAATGGCTTATTATTTTTTACCACCTACTGTTGAAGAAGGCCCTGCCGGTGGTGGAGCATTGTTTTACCGTTATAAGTTGACTAGGGCTAATAGTGTTTTACAGAGGACTGACGGGTCCTATTATAGTGTTCGTACCCCAAGCGTTGATGAAACACAATCCGCTTTGTATTACTATCCGGGTGGTCACAAGAATTTGATTTCTGATGCAGAACGTACAAGTTTAATCGCTGCCGGTTACGGCGCCAATATTATAGAGGAATAGATGACACCAGGTAGATACAATATGAAAGTTTATCAAGGGGCTACTTTTACCCTTAGACCACAGTGGAAAATTGATGGCACATATGTTAATGTGACCGGTTACACTGCTGCTATGAGTGTTAAGTATTCACCTACTTCTGTTTCAACAATTATTTCTTTGACTTCTTCTAACGGTAAAATTACTGTTGGTACTACTGATGGTAAGTTTACTTTGAATCTTACTGCTGCTGAAACCACAGCTTTGGCTGCTGGTAATTATGTTTATGATCTTGAAGTTACTGCCCCTGATTCTACTGTGACTCGTTTACTTGAAGGTGGCTTTACTGTTTACGAAGGGGTCACTTCTTAATGACAACAGTTTTTTCTACAGCAGTTGTTGAGATTCCAACAACGACAACAACTCTTAACGTTGAATATGAAGAGACTGTCATTGTTGAACTTGGTGTTTTGGGTCCTCAAGGTTTTGAAGGTTCCACTGGACCAACGGGTCCTACTGGTCAATCTATTACAGGAGCAACTGGTGCAACGGGTGAAACAGGTCCTACAGGTTCTCAAGGTTTACAAGGCAATACTGGTGCAACAGGTCCAACTGGCGCTGTTGGTGCTACTGGAGCAACTGGTGATACAGGTGCTACAGGCCCAACTGGTTCGCAAGGTTTGCAAGGTGTCACCGGTCCTACTGGTGATGCTGGACCGACAGGTGCAACAGGTGAGACTGGACCTACAGGCCCACAAGGCATTCAAGGTTTACAGGGTGTAACAGGTTCAACCGGATCAACAGGAGCTACAGGCGACACAGGACCCACTGGTCCTACAGGTGCCGATTCCACTGTAGCGGGTCCTACAGGCCCTACAGGGGCCACAGGAGCCACTGGTGTGGGTGATACTGGCGCTACTGGGGTAACTGGTGCAACAGGACCTACCGGTCCTACGGGTGCTGATGGTTTTCTTGGTGGTACTGGTGCTACGGGTGCAACCGGGGCAACTGGGGCTACTGGTCCAACGGGACCAACAGGTGCCAACGGAACTATTGGTGTTGATGGTGCAACCGGTGCTACCGGTGCTACCGGTGCGACAGGTCCTACGGGTAGTACTGGTCCGACTGGTCCGTTGCCTTTTTATCAGACCACTGACCCTACTGGTGTTACTGTTACTGGTACACTTTGGATTGATTCTGATGGTACTACTACTGGTTTGAATCAGAACGACTATTTGTTGAAGACTGAATTGTATAATGAGGGTATTCATCCGTTTATGTTAGGTGGAATGTAATTATGCCGAAACCAATGTATGTTTGGTCTGGTACACAGTGGGTGAGTGTTGCAACTGAGGTTGAGTCTTTGGCTGGTTTTGCTACTCAATCTTATGCTGACAATGTTCCTGGAACAAGATTAATTGTTCCTACTAGCGTTGCCGTTGGTTCAGGTTCAGGTTCTGTTAACACTAACGGAACTGTTACTTTCAGTGGTGCAAGCACAGTTGCTATTAATGGTGTATTCAGTTCTGCTTACGATAACTATAAAATTGTTCTTAATACTGTTGGCTCTAGTGCTGCAAATATGTGGTTTCGTATGAGAAATAGTGGCACTGATGAAACTGGAAACAGTTATTATTCACAATTGGTTGCAGGAAATAGCACAACAATTTCTGGTTCAAGGTCACAAGCAACTTATGGTTGGGCTGGACAAGTTAACGGCACACAATATGCTGGTTTTGAAGTAGCAATGTATAATCCTTTTAATACAAGAAATACTGTTTGGCATTCTATTAATACTGAAATTAGTGGTGGTGCTTCTGCTGTAAGATTTTATAATTTTACTGGCGCTTTGGCTACAACTACTTCTTATAATTCTTTATTGTTGTATCCAGATAGCGTTAATATTACAGGTACTGTTTCTATCTACGGATTGAAGAACTAAATTGACTAAACCACTTTATTTTTATAACGGTTCTACATTTGAACTCGTAGGACCAACAACACCACAATCACCAATCGCCTACCAAACAAGTGCACCAACAGCACCAGCAACAGGCGACCTGTGGATAGACTCCGACGGGGATGTTGACACATACAACCGTCAACTAACCAGATACTACTTCGTTGCAACAGCAGGACAAACTTCTATCACAGGCATTGACGCAAACGGTTTAACCCTAGCCTATGTGGCTGGGTCTGAGGCTGTGTATGTGAATGGTGCTTTGCAGGTTCGTGGTCAGGATTACACTGCCACTAACGGCACATCAGTTGTTATGTCAAGCGCTTTGGCTGTTAATGATGTTGTTGAAATTTTTGCTTATACTGCGTTCACTGTTGCTAATGCTTACACTAAGTCTGAGACTGATGGTGTGGCTGCTGCTGCGGCAGGGTTGCGTATGGTTGTACCAACATCAGTAGCGGTTGGTAGCGGTACTGGTTCTGTGGATGCTATTGGTAACGTAACATTTAGTGGTGCATCTTCTGTAAGCCTTAATGGTTGTTTTACTAGCACATACGATAATTATAGAATATCTTTTGCAAATATGTCTAACACAGCAAGTGCTAATATTCAGTTAAGATTTCGTGTTTCTGGTGCTGATAATTCAACTTCTAATTATCGTTATGCTGGAAATCAAACTGGAACAGATGGAAGTTCTGGGATTTCTGGTGCTATTACTACATTTATTAGGATTGGTTATCACACAACAGGACAAAGAAACTTTATAACTGGTGTTGATGTAATTAATCCATTTTTAACTATAAATACAGGTACTTGGAACTCTAACTTTGATGGTAGTGGTGCAAACTCTTATGCAACAATGACCACAGGTATGTTTAATGGAGATGTTTCTTTTGACGGTTTTACTGTTTTTCCTGCCTCTGGTAATATTTCTGGCACTATTCGCGTTTACGGTTACAAGGACTAGGGGAGAACAATGACTAGGTCAAGACAAACCGCTGATTGGGGTTCACGTGCAGGGTTGGCTAAGATTGTGCCTTCTTCTGTTGCTGTGGGTTCAGGTACAGGTTCAGCAGATTCTTTAGGAACAATAACCTTTTCAGGTTGTTCAAGTCTTTCATTAAATGGTTGTTTTACATCTACCTACAATTATTATTCAATAATGTTTGTTGGTGATGGTTCTACAACTGCAGCAAATTTACAATTTCGTTTGAGAGTTGCTGGTACTGATAACAGTACTGCAAGTTCTTACATTTCACAATCAGTTCAAGGAAACAGCACTACTGTTGCTGGTGTTAGGGAAACTACTAATTATGGTGTTCTTGGGCAAGTTGGTAGCGGAAACCCAAACGCTTTGGATATGAAACTTTATAAACCATTTTTGGCTGAAAAAACCGCAATACTAGCACAGATGCAACAGGCAGAAGATGTGTCACGTGTTCGCAATGTATCAGGTATTCATAATCAAAATACTTCTTATGATGGAATTACTTTTTTTCCAGGTACAGGAACTTTTTCTGGAAGAATGTCAGTTTACGGTTACAACTAAGAAAAGGAAATAACAATGCCAAAAGAAGCAATAGATATAACCCCAGCAGGAAGCGCAGTACCAGTCTACCTAGAGAGTCCAACTGATGAAGAGTTGGCTGAACGTCAAGCAGAACACGAAGCAAACGAAGCAGCCAAGGCTGCACGAGAAGAAGTTCGCGAATCCGCTCTAGCAAAACTAGCAGCCTTAGGGTTAACAGAAGAAGAACTACAAACCCTATCAGTCTAATTCATTAAGGGGACTAATGAAAATAGCAGCATACACAATTGCATTAAATGAAGAAAAACACGTGATGCGTTGGCTTGAAGGAACAAGAGACGCAGATGTTCGTGTGGTAGTAGACACAGGTTCAACAGACAGAACAGTTGCTTTGCTACAAGCAGCACCAAACGTTATTGTTCACCAAGTGTCAATTAAACCTTTCAGGTTTGATGACGCAAGAAACGCAGCCTTAGCTTTGATCCCTGCTGATGTTGATGTTTGTTTATCACTTGATATGGATGAGATACCAGAGTTTAACTTCTTCCACACCGTTCGCGAAACCTGGGAACCCGACACTGGTCGTGGTTGGGTTTGGTGGGACACCGGTAACAAGTGGAGAAACAACAACAGGTTGCACGCACGTCACGGGTACAGGTGGATTAAACCCTGCCACGAAGTAACCTTCCGTTATGCTGAGGGTGAAGAGAAAACTTTAGAATACGATTTGACAGTGTTTCATAAACCTGATGACACTAAAGCAAGAACCTATTATTTACCGATGCTTGAAGCAGCAGTGCACGAAGACCCACGCGATGCACGAATGTGGGCCTACCTGACACGCGAATACTATTTTCATCGCAAGTGGGAAAAAGTTATTGAGTCTGCTTTTGCCACATTAAACGCTGGTGGTTGGTATGTTGAGCGTTCTGCTGTGTGTCGTGCTGCAGGTCAGGCTTCACAGGAACTTGGTAATAAAGATAACGCTTTACAATGGTTTCAAAGGGCAATCAAAGAGAACCCTAACGAGTTAGAACCTTGGTTTAGTTTTGCACAGTTCTCATACACTGTTGGCAACTGGCAGGGGTGCTGGGACGCTGCAAGTAAAGTTAATGAACTTGAACCACAAACCCACTACCTGAACGATAAGAGTGTTTGGGATTGGCGTTGCTACGATTTGTTATCAGTTTCCGGTTGGCAACTTGGTAAAAAAGATGAAGCATTAAAGTTTGCAAAGATGGCTGTTGAGGCTAACCCAACGGACGGGCGCTTACAGGATAACTTGAAGTGGTTGGAGGAAAACTATGTCGCTACACAGGCAGAGAACCCATCCTGAGTATGTTGAAGGATGTTTTGGTTGTAAGGCTTCCACGTTAGAGTTGCATCCTGGTGATGCAGCACATATGCGTGTTGTTCCCCGTAAGAAGTGGGACGCTGAACTTAACGCTTACGCTGATGCTAGGAAGCAGGGTATTCAACCTGCTGGCACAAGTATGAAAGCAGTTAAGGATGCTGTTACTGCTAGTGAAAATCTTGGTAAACCATATAACGGGGAGAAGATGGCCCCGGCTCATAGGCTTGCCAATAAGAAGGTAGCAAAAGCTATCTCTAAGTTAGGAATATAAATATGTGTTACGAATGTGGATGTTACGGTGCTGTCAACCCTTACGGTGTTGGCGGTTCCGCTGTGAATAATCCTGCTAAGGCATCTGGTAAAACTCCTGCCCGCAGACCTGAACCAAAGTATGTTGAAGTTGGAGAATACTCTAACGAACCAAAGAAGAGCAAATAATGCCGTACAGTAAATATTCTAAGAAACAAAAAGGTTTAGCTGCAATGGCTGATCCACGTAAGAAGATTACTGGTGCTGATTTGAAGAAGGCTAAGAAAATGTCTTCTATGAAGAAAATGGGTAAGACTAAGTAATATGGCTAAATCTGCTGCTTGGCAACGTAAAGAAGGCAAGAACCCTAAAGGTGGTTTAAACGCCAAAGGTCGTGCTTCATACAACAAGGCTACTGGTGGAAACCTAAAGCCCCCTGTTAAAGCAGCAGAGGCCAAAAAATCACCTAAGTCTGCTGGTAGACGTAAGTCTTTCTGTGGGCGTATGTGTGGTATGAAGTCTAAACTGACTTCAGCTAAAACTGCACGTGATCCTAATTCACGTATAAACAAATCACTAAGAGCTTGGGACTGTAACTGTAAATGAAAAAAGTATGGGAAACAAAGAATCCTAAAAAGAAGTCAACAAAGTTAACACCGGCTAAGAAGGCTGCTGCTAAAGCACGTGCCAAAAAAGCTGGTCGTCCTTATCCTAATTTGATTGACAATATGGCTGTTGCTAGAAAGAAGAAATAATGACTTACGGTTTTGATGGCTCAACTTTGGTTGACGAATTAAACAGGCTTGCTAATGGTGGTGCGTCTTATCCTTCACGCACAGTTTATCTTGACCAGGCTGGTGCTGCAAACAAATGGGCTGGCACAACCGGTTTAGAAATCCTTGGTGCGCTTAATCAGAAAGCACAAGCAGGACGTAGCCCTAAAGACTACAAAGGTTTAAACGCTGTATGTAATGAACTTGCAGGAACATCTGGCCTTGAAGCCATTCCTGCTCTAAGAGAGGTTGCTTCCTAATGCCATCATTTTCTGACCTTGTTGACGAAACACTTATTGCCCTATCTGGGTACACTCAACGCCAAGACCAGTCAACTTATTTAACTGCTGCTATGACTGACACACAACTTACTATGACTGTGTCTGATGCTGCCACTTTATCTAAAGGCCTTGTTGAGGTTGGCGATGAACTTATGTGGGTTGAGTCTTTTGACCGTGCCACTAACGTTGCAACCATTGCACCTTACGGTCGTGGATTTAGATCCACACAAAAAGCTCCACATAATATTGGTGACAGAGTCACTATCTCCCCAAGTTTTCCTAAAGATGTTATCCGTAAACAATTGAACAACTCTGTCACTGGTGTGTTCCCTGACATTTTTGGTGTGTTCTACACAACATTTAATTTTATCTCAAGCCAAAACACTTATGAACTTCCTTCAGAAGCTGACGAGATCCTACAGGTTATGTGGCAAACAACAGGTCCAACACAAGAATGGTTGCCTGTCAGACAGTATTCTATTAACAAGAACGCCTATGTTGGTACTTTTAATACTGGTAAAACAATTAGTGTTTATGATGGTATTGTTCCTGGTCGTACTGTTCACGTGGTTTATTCACGTCAACCACAGGAAATGTATTTGTCATCAGATGATTTTGAGGATGTAACCTATTTGCCTGCGTATGCTAAGGAACCTGTTGTGTTGGGTGCTGCGTACCGTGTTGCAGGTTATCTGGATGTTTCTCGTTTACCAGGTCAAACTGCTGAGGTTGACCAGATAGATCAGGCTTCACCTATTGGTTCTGGTGGAACTGTTACTAGGGCTTTGTTTCAACTTTATCAGCAAAGGCTTACTGTTGCGTCTAAACGTCAGCAGGAAGATTTCCCAATTCGCGTAAGATATGGAAGGTAAGTAATGTCTGTTAATCGTTATTATTCGTCTACCGCTATTGACACCACTTTAACTGGTGCTGTTGATGCTTCTGGTACTTCTATCACTGTTGCTTCTGTGTCAGGGTTTCCTGCCTCGTATCCTTATACTTTGGCTTTGAGTTATGACACTGCTGGTGAGGAACTTGTTAATGTTACGGCTGCTGCTGGTACCACGTTAACTATTGTTCGCGGTCAGGATGGTACTGCTGGTACTGCTCACGATGCTGGTGCCCAGGTTAAGCACGTTGCTTCTGCACGTGATTACCGTGAACCACAAGAACACATTGCTGCTTCTTCTGCTGTGCACGGTGTTACTGGTTCTATTGTTGGTACAACTGATTCACAAACTTTAAGCAATAAGACTTTAACTACCCCAACTATTGGATCTTTTGTTAACGCAACACACGCTCACACTGCTGCTGCTAGTGGTGGAACATTAACTGCTGGTGCTGTCTATTATGGATTTAACGCTAACACAGGTAACTACACTTTAGCTTTAAGTGACCAAGGTAAAGTGTTACCTTTTAGCACAACTTCTACAGGAACCATTACTATTCCTTTGAATAGTTCTGTGGCTTTCCCTACTGGTTCTGTTGTTAATTTTATTCAAACAGGTACTGGTCCTATTTTGATGACTGGTGCTTCAGGTGTAACTATTCAATCAGAGAACAGTAAATTAAAACTTAAAGCACAGTATGCTGTTGCTGGTGTTTTGAAAACTGATACTGATACTTGGGTTGCTTTCGGTAACTTGGTGTCTTAATGATTATTCTTGGTTCTCAAGGTTCAGCAGGTTTTGAAGCAACTGGTGGCACTATCACCACTTATTCTTCTGGTGGTGTTGATTACAAGGTTCATTCTTTTACATCTACAGGTGACACAACTTTTAGTGTGCTTTCTGGTGGTGATTGTGATTACCTTATTGTTGCCGGTGGTGGTGGTGGCGGAGGTGGTCCTAGTGATTCAGGTGGCGGCGGCGGTGGCGCAGGTGGTTTTCTTACTGGTTCTTTAAATAATATTGCTGCAGGTTCTTACACTATTACTGTTGGTCCTGGTGGTAGCGGTGGTAATACTTCTAACGCTCAAGCAACAAATGGTGGTAATTCTTCAGGACTTGGTTTTACTGCTACCGGTGGTGGTGGTGGTGACAGGGTTAACCAAACTGGTAACAGTGGTGGTTCCGGTGGTGCCGGTAATGGTACAGGAACAAGTGGTCAAGGTAATAATGCTGGACCAACCAGAGGTCAAGACCAAGGTGGTTC